TGGGGGTCGGGGTGTAATTCCCGATGTTGAAAGTCAGACCGTTGCGGGTGTCCACAACATTGCTGACCGTGCGCCTGACAATCTGTGCGCTGATCGTTGCCCCTGTCAGATTGATGGGGACTACGGGGGTGCTGCAAGCGTCTTGCGCGAGCCGAATGTTCCAGTAGGTCTTTTGTTGGTAGACCAGTTCACCGGCAATGATCTGATTGTCAAAGCCGCTTACCTGTGCAAGCGTGTTCTTATTGAAGACCGCCATATTCGTTCCCTGTTCTCAGGTTGTGACGCTTCCCACACTCTTGCGGGTTGCGAATGGATGGTGTCTTGTCTTGTCAAATTCTATTTAAGTCTTGCCTCCAAGTCAGCAACTTTTTGCGACAGTTCCTGCACCGCTTTAATCAGGGGGGCAATGAATTCACTATAGCGTAAACCCTGAGTGCTTTCGGGATCGTCCTTGTCTGCCAAAACCCACCCGGCAAAGCTATCCACGCCAAGCTGATCTAGGGTCGTCTTGACTTGTTGGGCACTCAAGCCGTGGAAGGTACGCACGCCTTCCCGAGCCGGGGTTTCCTCCTGCTGACCAACAATGTTGCCTTCTTCGTCAACGATGTTGTTGACGATAGCCGCTTGAGCCACCTTCCATTTGTATTGGATGGTTTGCAGCTTGTTGATGAAGTTGAGTCCTAGCGGGTTATCGCCAAGGATGTTCTTTTCCCGTTCATCGGAGGTGTTGACCGAGCCACTGACCGCGTACACATCCACAAATCGGAAGGTTGCCGCGCCCAAGGTCATTGTGTTATCAGTTTCGGGGCGAAGGAAGTTGTCTTCTACCCGTGCGCGACCAGTTGCCTTTGTTGCAAAAAGAATAGCTTTTGGACTTGCGGAACCTGCTGCGCCCGAGACTAGATAAAGCGCATCATTGCCATCTGTGTAGATGTAAGCACCAAGTCCACCGGCTGCGGTTCTCCAACGAAGTTCACCGGATTGCGGGATTTGAATGCCGCTTGCATATAAACCTTGCGCTGCGGTGTTGCACTCAAAATAGCCACCCCAACCAATAAATGAACTTCCATATACGCCTTTGGCGTAATAAGAATATCCATCGACTCCGGCTTGCGCTACAAGCGATGTGGAGGTTGTGCCTGACACTCCATAAACCGCGCCACTACCGTAAATGCCGGAACCTTGATTTCCTGATGCTGATGATCCAAGGTGATTGGCTTGTATGCAATACCCGCTAAGGTATGAGTTTTGAACCAACAGACTTGTAGAGGTTGTGGCAGACCCCGCTACCCACACGGTTGTGTTTTGACCAAGTGAACTGTTGTTGCCTGAAAACTTTGCCGTACCACCAATGTCAAGGTTGCTTGATCCGGTCAAACTAAGTGAAGAACCATTCCAAAGCAATGATGCCGAAGATGATCCAATGCTGAACTTATATGCGCCACCGCTGTAGCCAAGGAAGAAGCCTGTGCCAGTGTTGTAGTCAGTTTGCCCACCTTGAATGTTGCCGGTGGTGCTGACCGTCAGCGTGTTTTGAATAGTCAATGCGCCCGTGTTGACCGTGATAGCCGACAGCGTGCCGACCTTCAGGCTTGAGATATAGGGTGTAGACCAAACCGTGTTGCCGGTTGTCGGGTCGTAGATACCGTCCGACTGATAAAGCGAATTGGTACTAGTCGGGTCAGGATCGCTTGCGCCCCATGTCGCAGCAAATCCCCAAACAGATGAAGACTGTGCGCTAGACGGGAATGAGGCCGATCCGGTCGTAGTGATGTTGCCTGCAACCGGTGCAGGGTTGTTAGGAACCCGTGCAAAGCAAATCCGCGCCGATGCGCCCGCAGTGCCCGAACCCGTGGGGCCGGTTGTTCCGGTTGGACCCGTGATGCCTGCATATCCCGCAGCAAGGATGCTTGCGGTTGTCCAATTGATCGTGCTAGTGGTTGCGGATTCGGGTTCTAGCAAATTGACAGTAGCCGCCCAAAGCGTAAAGCCTGCACTTGGTGAGGTTGTGATGGATGTAGACCATCCCGAAGGCGCGGGACTGATGTTGCCTGTTGACCATGTGTAGGTTGAAGTGCCGCTAATGGTCGGGATCGTCGCCGCCCATTGATACACGGTAGGCCGCGCAGTCTTAGAGCCATTGACCCCATTGCTTGACGAAGCGACAACTTGGAAGCCTGAAGTCCAACTGACCGTGGTTGTGGTCGCGGTTGCCGTATCAGTGACCGCTTTGGATGCAACCCACAAGTAAAGACCGGGAGTGCCAGGGTTGACAGGCAAAGTGGTTGACCATCCATTGCCACCCGTATAGCCCGAGTTCGTACCGGTGGCCCATGTCCAAGTGCTAGTGCCCGAAGGATTGCCGGGTTGCGTTGGCGACCACTGATACAGATACGCAATAGCTTGTTGCGTGCCGCTTGCGCCGGTAGGTCCGCTAGTCCCAGTGGGTCCGCTAGTCCCAGTGGGACCGCTGCTGCCCGTAGGACCACTGCTGCCCGTAGGCCCGGTCGGGCCGACTGCCGTTGTGGGTGCCCATACAAGCGCAGAGGAAACACTAGAAAGCTGAGAAGTGGCTACATCGTTTGCAACCTTGAAGGCGAAATAGTAGGTTCCCGCCGGTAGCGAAACATTGGTGAACTTGAATGCAAGCGAAGGTGTGAAGGCTTGAGAGTCTGAAGAAAACTCAGTGCCCCAAACTTTCCAATCTGATGCGCTTGGCGTGGCTGAAGTCGTGTAGTAAAGCGTAATGCTTGTGACACGCCCCGTGCTAGGCACATTGCAAGTCACGCTAAACGAAGGAACTGCCGCTGAAGGTAGTTGGTCACTTACCGTGGGAGCAGACAGGGCAGAGAAAAAATAAGCCGAATTCAGACCGCTATTAGGCGCAGGCGTGAATTGCTTGATGTTTTGATCGTCGTAGACAGCCGCGTTGTATTCGTTGCATTCAATCTGTGCGCCAAGGTTGCCGTCCGGCAATGATGTTTCACTGACCTTGGTGACGCGGAACAGCTTTGCACTCCAACCATAGTCGCTGTTCGTGATGCTAATAACATCACCGGCATCAACTTGAATGCCCGTATATGCAGTCGAGAAGGTAACGATTAGGTCTTCTCGCGCTTGCTCAAGCATTCGGTTGGCAAGGTATTGAGCCTGAACCGAATCATTGACTAGATCGAATGTGACCGTTGCTTTGTTCGCGGGTTCATTCGGGTACATCAACCCGCTTGGGGTTTCCAAATAGACAAGGTTGGGCTGATCCTTGTTTTCCTTCCACGGGAAGGTGGCTTCAACTTGGTTGATGCTTTGCGTAATGTCCGAAATGCTTACGCGCAGTTCACCAATGATGTTGGAATCATCAAACGCAAACGCGGTCGATTCAGCCTTGTTGATAATTGGCATCCATTGCCCGGTAGTCTCCTGATAGGCAAGCCAAGAATCACAAGCCGTAAGAATCTTGTTGATGTTGTTAAGGACAGCTTCACCCGTGTTCAGGACACCATTGATCCGATAGCGGGGCTGAGTCGAAGAACCACCCGTGTAGGGTTCAAAGGTGATGACCTGATCCGAATAGGTGTTAAGTGCGGTGCAAGCTGTTGTGTTGACATTGGCAAGAGGAACCGCGCAGCCGTAAACATCAGAAGTCAGATAGTCGCGCAGCACATCACCGGGTCTAGCCGCGCCCGCGCTATTCAGATAGTGCGAAACCTTAAAGGTGATCGGCTGAAGACCAGTGGTGCCCGCTTCGCTGTTGTAGGTCAGCTTGACGATGGCAAATGCAAGCCCGTTCATCTGACGGTTGCTTGCAGGCCACCGCAGGCTAGGCGTAATGTCTGAACCGCCCATCACCACGCTTGGTGCGGAACCAGTCACATTGGTAATGACACCCGCTTGCGTAGAGGTGTAAAGGCTGATGTAGAGGTTGCCCGAAATCTTGGTGTCTACATTCCCTGCGCCATCGGTCAGGGATACAACCTTGGTGGGGTCGCTGCCGTCAAATGTAACTAGACGGTCGCCATAGTAGAACTTGGTGCGGTCATAGGAAAACTGACCGTCAGGCGATATGTTGCTGATCGCCAAAACATAATACATCGTCTTGTTGTCGGTAGACAGCACCGCATCAACGAAGGTGCCGCCTAGCCAAGCATCGCCATAGACAACAGGAATTGCGTTGTTCGCGCTTGGTGGGATTTGCTGACGCGAACCAGGGTCAACTTGGTTGGGTGCCCTGTTAGAACCGAATGTGCGCGTGATGACATACGACAGTGCGAAGTTGGCAGCAAAGGCCACCGCAGCATAAGCAAATGTTCCGGCGGTCAAGCCGAAAACAGTTGCCGCAATCATTGTTCCGACCATTTTTTATTCCTTGCAATAAGTCGAATCTATCTTCTTAAAGCCACGGCTTTCTAAATCAATCTTGGGGCTTTGCGGCATCAGCGAAATGATGATGACTTCTGCCCGTTCTTGATCGACCAATTCTTGTGCTTTCTTGTTGTAGGCCAAAAACAATTTGCCGCCAATCGTTCCATCCCGATGCTCAGGGGCAACCCACCAAGCTAGTTCCCTGACTTCATTGATTTCAGGACACCACACATTCGGAACCACAACCCCTGCCGCCATTCCACGGTAGTCATTGTCCACAAGGACAAAACCGCGCCCAATGATGAGTGAGGATAGAAGGTTTCGGATGTGCTGTTCGTTGTGAAATTCCTTGTTGCGTAACTTTAGGATTGGCGATTCTTCGGCATATCGCCGCATCATTTCGACGCAAGCATCAATGTCGAACTTGTTTGCTTCCCTAATCATTCGCCAATGTTTTCAAATTCGATTCTTGGGACCATTGTGCCGCCACTGCCACCATCACCACCCGGAGTTGACACGCCACCACCTGACGGGGGCTTGCCGAAGTCAAAGTAGGTGTTTGAAATGGCATCAACACGATCCATTGATGTTTCGCTAGTGCCGTAGCGGTCTTGCCAAAGTGCCTTGTTGGTCTTGGAAGATGCCACATAGGTTTCTAGCACTCGCTTCATGGGGGTGCAAGAAACAGAGCAAGTCGCAATCCGGCTTCTTAGATCATCGTTCCATTCTTCGGTGATCGAAACATTGGTGATGATGCCCTGATACCGCTTGAAGAATTGCTGCGTTGGCGTGGTGATGATCTGATTGTTGGAATCAAGGAAGCCGCGCCAAATTTCTACCGTGCTGCCTTTGATGTTGGCACTGAGGATGATCGCTATGTTTTCCGGGTTGATACCCGTGAGCGATAGCGCCATGTCGGTAGATGTGGACTTGATGTTTCTTTCTACCTGACCAATCCCGAGCAATGAACCCATGCCGGAAAAGGTGATTCCGTTAATCGTGATGGGTGCAGCCGCATTGCAAAAGGTGTAGGTTGTCGGGGAAGTCTTGCCGACCACCATGCGGACAAACTCAGCGTGTTCAATGTTTGCGCTGTTAAGCGCAGTCATGGTGGTAGTCATGGCGCGACATTCTCCCGAAACACGAATGGCTGATCCCAGTTCACAAACGCGCCATTCGTCATAGGCGTGAGCGTGTAGGTCGGGCAGACTTCCGCATATACGGGGAAATAGACCGCAGACCCGACTGCCGTAAGCGTGCCCGTGCTAGGCGTGCCGATGACGGGACGGTGCAGGCCGACCGAAACGGTTGAGCCGCTGCCGCGCAACACATTAGCCGTGACCTTGTAGACATAGCTGCCGAGTTGCAGAAAGTCGCCTGCCCTGAACACAACCGCAGTTGGACCAACCGCAGGAAGGTTGCCAACCGTGATCGTTTGCGAGTTAGCGGGGGGCACTGCATCAAGCGTTAGTGCCGCCGCCTGACCCGCAGACAAATCACCCTTGTAGTCGGTGAACCAAGAAAGATTGGTTCCGCTAAAGGTGATGTTTGCCGGAAGCTGCCGGTCAAGGTTGTCGATGGTTTGGATTACATCTCGCACTTGCGGGTAATACAGATAGTTGTGCGGCACGATGGTGAACACCCAAGGGACAGCCGTTAGGTATTGCGCCGTGCGAATCTGACCGCCCCGCGTGACTTGCTGCCCGACCGTGCGCCGGTTGTTAACAGTCATCGACTGCTGAATGTCAACGATAGTTTGGAAGGACACTTACATTCTCCCCGGAGTGACTGCCAAGCCTTTTTGCGCGTACTGATTTGCCGCCCAAATTGCCCGTGAGCTTCCCATTAGTCGCTGTTCAAAAGACTTCACATCAATTGCTTGGATGTTGTAGTTGTTGACGGTTGTGCCGCCACCAAATCTACCGATCTTTTCATTCGGGATGACCGTGCCGGTCACACGGGGCACAAACAATTCCGGTCCACGCTCACCAACCAAATGCATATCACCGGCCCTAGCCGTGCCGCCATCTGCCAAACCGCCCGCATTCAACAGTGCGGTGAAGGTACTCATGTCCGAATAGCCACTCATGCCAATCGGATTCGGGCCGGAAATTCCCATTGCCATGCCGAGCATCCTAAAGATGCCACTCATTTGCGCCCGCAGTTGAATAAGCAACAAGTCTTGAATGATGCTCTTGGCAAGGTCTTTGAATGACCCCTTGCCAGTACGCACAAACCTTTCAAGCGCATTGGTCATGTTGCCCATGAGAGAGTCGAACACCATTGCGCCGCGCTCCAATTCGGTTGGCAGTTCTTTGATGAACTTGCCAAAGCCGCGCATAAAGCCTTCTTCTAGGTCACCTTCGCGCTTCTTCGCTTCAATGTCGCGTGTCTGCCGAAGGATAGAAAGCCGCTTTTCGTACAGTTCATTCTCACGCGCCAATCGCCTTGCTCTTTCTTCGGGCAGCAACCCCGCGTGTTCAATCTCGCGTTGCGCTTCTGCGTGTTCGTGCATGAGTTGAATGCGCTTGGCTTCAAATTGATATTCATAGTCGAACATCGTCAGCCTGCGGGCTTCCAAATCCAATAGCCTTTGGTCTACATCAATCCTGCGCTCTTGCGCGTTTTGGTAGTCCACCATCCTGCCGACCAAGCGACCGTAGGCAAGTTCTTCCTTGCCAACAAAATCAATCTCTTGGAGTTGCAGCGCATGAAGCCGCGCATTGGTCCTCATGCGCTCTTGCAGTTCTTTAAGCCGTTCCTTCTCGGCTTTCTCTGCGTCTTTGTCGCGTCCTACCGTTGTAGCCCTGCCGGGAGAGTCGCCGCCCCTGACCAATTCGGGATTGACAAAGCCGCGACCACCCCCGGCATCGCGCATCACGCGCCGTTCAAAGTTTTGCAGGGCTTCTAGATTCTTCCTAGTCTTCTCTTGAGACTCATCGAATGCCCGCCCAAACTCTTTGAAGTCAAGCGTTGCCAAAGCCCATGCTTGTTGGAATGTGAGCTTGATGCCTTCTGCAATCTCTTTGAAGACATAAACAACATTCGCGCCCAACACCAAGATGGTTTCAAGAGCAATCCGAATGGCACCGCCAAAGTCTGCGCCGCCATCCTTTAACTCTTTGATGTAATCAATGGTCGCCTTGATGCTTGGCGCAACCGCTTCGATAAAGGTTAGTTGGAAATCACGCGCAGCTTGAGCAATGCTGTCGTATAGGTCTGCCATTACCTTAATGGCATCGGCTTGCTGTTCAGTCGCTTGGGTTGCGCTTTCTATGCCTTCAGCCATGCCGACAAAATCGACACCCTTTGCCGCCTTGCCGAAAACTTCCATTCCCTTAGCTGCGCGAGTAAGGGGGTCTTCAATGGCTGCAATGCCCTTGACCGTCTTGTTGAACAGTTCTTCGGTTGAGAGCTTGCCCAGGTCTTGAAAGCTGACCCCCAACTTTGAGAACAGCTTTTGCGCTTCGAATGAACCTTCAGCAGCTTTGTCAACATAGCTACTGAATGAGGAAAGCAACTTGCCCGCGTTCTCTGCGCTGCCACCGCTATTGGCTAGGGCATTCTGTAGCTTGATGACGCTATCAATGGCAATGTCATTAGCCTTGGCTACATCGGCAATTTCATCGGCATACTGCATTGCCTTGACGGTCATGCCAACAAATGCAGTTGCCGCGATAGCTGCACCGCGCTGCGCGTGAGCTACAAATTCGTCTAGCTTTTTGCCCGCATCGGCTAGACCCTTGTTGAATTCAGCCGTGTCAAGTCCAAGCAAGACACCAAGCCGAGCAATCATGTTAGCCACGGTTAAACCTCTCTTTGTTGAAGCCCGGTGCCATCGTCATAAAGGTCAAAAGCTGTTCGTTAACTTGCATCTTCTTCTGTTCTTCGGTCATCGGGGGATAGATGTAGTCATGGGCAGGCCCGAGGATTTTTGCCAATGAAAACGGTGCCGCGCTTTCCGACCGAAGATAGTTGAAGATGCCTGTAGCGAGAGAGCCGAGCAAATAGATAATGTTGTGGTTGCCCACCATGCCATCAACATACATCGTATGTATGTCTTTCATGGTGTCAGCATCCAAGGCTGCGATAGATTCTTGTGTGTGCCCATTGAAGATCATTGCATCCTCTACTTGCTTCTTCAATGAGCCAATCAGTTTCCCCGCGACTCCCGATAGGTGGGAGAGATTACTTCGGCAATCTTTTCCACCAATGCGAGTTGCGTAGACATTGGTAATTCTTCTTCAATGTCCGCGT